ATGGTATCACGAAGTTCAAGTAGACGGTAAATGGACAAAACTTTACGACCCAGGTAAAAACGATGGGGAGCGTTCACCACTTACTGAGGTTTACGAAGAACTAATATCAACAGGTAAAGAGTCAGATAAAGATTTGGCTCGTCAATACCGTCCACGTAAATTCTACATTGTAAAGGTAATCGACCGTGACAACGAGTTGGATGGACCTAAGTTTTGGAGATTTAAGGACAACTACAAGCAGGAAGGTATTTTGGATAAAATCATTCCTATTTGGAAACAAAAGGGAGATATCACAGACGCAAACGAAGGTCGTGATTTGATTGTTGATTTGGCTAAAGCTAAGACTCCTTCAGGTATTGAATACACAGTTGTTAAGACTATCATGTATGATGACCCATGTCCAATTCACACAGATGCTGCTCAAATGAAAGAGTGGATTGAAGATGAAACAACATGGCAAGACGTATATTCTCAAAAACCTGTTGAGTATTTGGAGGCAATCGCAAGAGGAGAGACACCTGTTTGGGATTCAGAATTGAAGAAATATGTTTACGGTGACGACACAGAAACTACATTCGGTGGAACATCGGCACCAACAACAAAAACAGAAGAGGTAAGTGACCCACAGTCTGAGGCTGAGGTAGATGACGACCTACCATTCTAAAAACACTAATCTGATGGTGGGGATTGTAATGTCCCCACCGTCTTTATTTATTAATCAATATGGCAATTAAGAAAAAAGATTTTCAAAGTATTAAGAAGAAGTTCTCAACTTCTGCAAAATACAAACCCCAAAGATTTTTGGATTTAGGGGACGCTTTTCTTGATGCGGTTGGATTACCTGGCCCTGCGATTGGTCACTTGAATATGTTCTTGGGTCATTCAGATACAGGTAAAACTACTGCGTTGGTCAAAGCCGCTGTTGATGCACAGAAAAAAGGTATTCTACCTGTATTCATTATTACGGAGCAAAAATGGTCGTTTGACCATGCTAAAATCATGGGATTTGAGTGTGAGGAAGTGGTAGATGAAGAAACAGGTGAATTGGATTGGGATGGGTTTTTTATTTTCAATAACAACTTTGATTATATTGAACAAATTACTGACTACATCAATGAACTATTGGACGCACAAGAAAAAGGTGAGTTGGAATATGACTTATTATTCCTATGGGACTCTGTGGGTTCAGTTCCGTGTAAGATGACCTTTGACGGTAAAGGTGGTAAACAACACAACGCGGCAACATTAGCCGATAAGATTGGTATGGGTATCAACCAACGTATTTCAGGGTCACGTAAATCGGATTCTAAATATGAGAACACATTGGTTATCGTAAACCAACCGTGGGTAGAATTACCTGACAATCCGTTCGGTCAACCTAAGATTAAGGCAAAAGGTGGTGAGTCTATTTGGTTAAACTCATCTATCGTATTTTTGTTTGGTAACCAAAAAAATGCGGGAACCAACAAAATTGCTGCGGTCAAAGACAAGAGAAAAGTTAAATTTGCTGTCCGAACCAAAGTTTCTGTGATGAAAAATCACATTAACGGATTGGGTTATGAGGACGGAAAAATTATTGTGACACCTCACGGGTTCTTGGCGGGTAAAGATTCTACCGAAGAGAAAAAATCAATTGAGGAATACAAGTCTGAGCAATCAGAATATTGGAAAGCGGTAATCGGCAAAGACGGCGATTACAAATTGGAAGAAGAAAAAGAAGTGTAACCTTTTAATACAAAGGTTTTGACAAAGACATTATTAGTAGACGGCAACAATTTATTCAAAATTGGTTTTCATGGGGTTCGTGATTATTACCACAAAGGTAATCACATTGGTGGTTTATATCACTTCGTCAACACCCTCAGAAGATTCATCGAAGAAGATAACTATGATAAGGTAATCGTTGTTTGGGACGGAGAAAACAACTCTTCCCAACGACGACTTATCTATGCCGACTATAAAATGAATCGTAGACAATCTTTAAATGAACAAAAGAAAGCGTCTTACGATTGGCAAATGTCAAGAACCAAACAGTATTTGGAGGATATGTTCATTCGACAACTGGAAGTCGAAGGGTGTGAAGCGGACGATGTGATTGCATATTATTGCAACATTTCAGAAGATGAACACAAAACTATATTTTCGTCAGATAAGGACCTTACACAACTTATCTCAGAGAAGGTGACAATCTACTCACCGAGTGAGAAAAAGTATCTTAAACAAGGGGAAAAGATTAATCTAAAGGACATTTCAATTCCACACGAGAACATTAAAACATTTAAGATTATATCGGGGGATAAATCCGACAATGTTGATGGTATTCAATACATGGGTGAAAAGACTTTTGTGAAATTATTTCCTGAGATAGTTGATAAAGTCCTTACTGTTGAGGATATTTTAAGTCAGGCTGAAGAACTACACTCAAGTGATAAGAACAACCGAGCGTTACAGAACTTATTAAGTGGGAAAACAAAATCAGGAGTTTATGGTGAAGAATTTTTTCTAATCAACAAAAAGCTCATAGATTTGTCGGACCCAATCATTAGTGAGGAAGGTAAGGAAGAAGTTGAGGACTATTACCGAGAAAGTTTGGACCCTGATGGTCGAGGATACAAGAATCTAATGAGAATGATGATGGATGACGGTATCTTCAAATACTTACCCAAACGAGATGATGCTTGGGTAAATTTTTTACAACCTTTTATGAAGTTAACTAGAAAAGAAAAAAAACGTTTTAAAAACAAAAAGTAAGATTATGAAAAATCAAAATGATGTAACTAAAATGGAGTTTTTGTTGACCTTGAATGACAACATTGTTGTTCAGCGTTACTACAATGTTCGTGGGTATAATCCAAAAGCTCGTAAGAGTATTGAGATGGTCAGAACAGTAGAAGAAATCTCTAACAAATTGATTGCGAGTTTAAAGGATAAGACATTGGTTTACATGTTGGACCACTACAACCAAATAGCGTTGGACCCAGCAATCCTTGACACGTCAAATACCGACGGACCGGAACATTTTAACATCTATATTAAACTTGGTGATGAGACAATTTGTCATAAAATTATTGACGCAAAATTATTCCCACCAAAAATAAGATACACCGTAGACATACGTCCGCAACTAAAAAGTGTGCTTCGGGCTCTAACTGACATCTTCTCGACTGAAGATTTAACTTACCAATACATGGATTATCAGTTAGCTTAACTATATTTATATTTTACCCAACAGAAATTTTATTGATATGTCAAAAGAAATCAACTTCGGATACCTCGGAAACTCCTTCCAATTACAACTACTAAATAACATCATTGTTGACAAGGATTTCTCAAATTCGATTGTAGATGTTTTGGACCCGAAGTATTTTGATAATCAATATTTCAAGCTAATGATGCAAATGGTCAAAGAGTATTATCAGAAGTATGAACATGCTCCGACCTTCGCAACATTAGAACAACTTACAAAAAGTGAGATTTCCTCTCCTATGGCTCAAAAAATGGTCCTTGATACCATCTCAGAGGTAAAAGAGGCACCAATTGAAGGTTCTACTTTTGTTCAAGAAAAGTCACTGAAGTTCTGTAAACAACAAGAATTACAGAAGGTGATGAGTAAAGCTCAAAAGATTATAGACAAAGGTGATTTTGAGTCTTATGACCATTTGGAAGAGATGGTTAGAGAGGCACTTCAGGTGGGGGAAGTTGATACTGGAACAGCAGATGTTTTTTCAAACTTAGATGTGGTTTTGGACGACGATTATCGTCATCCAATCCCGATGGGAGTTCCAGGTATTGATAACCTACTTAAAGGTGGTTTAGCTAAGGGTGAAATTGGTGTAATTTTGGCTCCAACAGGTGTTGGTAAGACGACGTTCTTAACGAAGATTGCTAACAACGGATTCAACTTGGGTTACAATGTTTTACAGGTATTCTTTGAGGATAACCCAAAGATTATTCAGAGAAAACATTTTACCCTATGGACAGGAATTGCACCTGATGACCTTTCTAACCACAGAGATGATGTGATGACTAAGGTGAAAGAGATTAAGGAAAAAACTAAGAACAGTTTGATTCTTAAAAAACTTCCTTCGGATACTTTGACTATGAATCAAATCAAAAACCAAATTCGCAAGATGATTGCAGAGGGAAATAAGATTGATATGATTGTGTTGGATTACATTGATTGTATCACTCCTGATAAGAATTTGGGTGATGAATGGAAGAGTGAAGGTTCTGTGATGAGAGCGTTTGAAGCGATGTGTCACGAATTGGATATTGTGGGTTGGACTGCAACTCAAGGTAACCGTTCATCAATTTCTTCTGAGGTGGTAACAACAGACCAAATGGGTGGTTCTATTAAGAAGGCTCAGGTAGGTCACGTAATTATCTCAGTTGCTAAGTCTCTAACTCAAAAAGAGATGAATCTTGCCACCATTGCGATTACGAAGTCTCGTATCGGAAAGGATGGAATCATCTTCGAAAATTGTAAGTATGATAATGAAATGTTAGTTATCGATACTGAACAGAGTATGACTTTCTTAGGTCACGAGGAACAGAAAGAAGAAAAAAATCGAGACAGAATTAAAATGTTGATGGAAAAACGTCAACAAAGAGAGTCTCAAAATAATTAAGTAAAAATATAGGTATGGAAAGTTTAGTTAACGCAGTTAGTAAGGACATCCGCTATGTCGTAAAAAGAAGCGGTGAAAAAGAAGTATTCGATACCACTAAAATCGAAAGAGCGGTTATCAATGCAATGAATGGTATTGATAAGGTTGACACTGAGATGGCTGAAAAGATTGCAAGAATTTCTACAAAAGCGATTTTTAGAAGTAATAAAGAGCACGTCCCTCATGTTGACGAGATTCACGATATGGTTGAAAACAAACTGATGGACAACGGATTGAACGACGTTGCCAAAGAATATATCATTTATCGTTCTAAGCATAGACCAAATATCTTTAGCAAAAGAGTAAACTTAAAACCTTATGACTACCCTAATCTTAATGAATATGTGGATGCTATTCGTCATTCATACTGGGTACATACGGAGTTTAACTACACTTCAGATATTCAGGACTATAAAGTTCACCTTAACGAAAAAGAGAGAAGTGCGGTTGAAAGAGCGATGCTTGCAATCTCTCAGATTGAGGTGGCGGTTAAAACCTTTTGGGGTGATATCTACAAAAGAATGCCGAAACCAGAGATTGGTAACGTAGGTGCTACATTTGCAGAATCAGAAGTAAGACACGCAGATGCGTATTCTCACTTAATTCAATTGTTGGGATTGAATGGGGAGTTTGAAAACTTATTGGAGGTTCCAGCAATTAGAAGAAGAATCAAATATCTTGAGAAATCTATCTCAAACTCAAAATCTGTGGAAAACAGAGACTACTTTGAGTCTGTAGTATTGTTCTCAATGTTTGTGGAGAATGTTTCATTGTTCTCACAATTCTTAGTTATTATGTCATTCAACAAACATAAAAACGTCCTAAAAGGTATTTCAAATGCTGTTGAGGCAACATCAAAAGAGGAGAACATTCACGCTGAGTTTGGATTTGATTTGGTTAATCTTATCAAATCAGAAAACCCTGATTGGTGGACACCTCAATTGATTGAAGATTTAATTGTTGCAACAAATGAAGCTTATGAGGCTGAAAGTGAAATCGTTGACTGGATTTTTGAAAAAGGAGATTTAGGATTTTTGACGAAATCTCAGACAATGGAGTTCATTAAACATAGATTCAACGTATCTTTGAACTCAATCGGTATTGACAGTATTTTTGAAATCAATGAACCATTGTTGGAAACAACTGAATGGTTTGACGACGAAATCCTAACCACCAAACATACAGATTTCTTTAACAAAAGAAGTATTAACTACAGTAAGAAATCTAAATCAATAACATCAAACGATTTATTTTAATATAAAAACTAAAAAATATGAACGACAGAAAACCTTTTGATTGGATTAATGAGGAATCGATAACATTCCTTAGAAGAGGGTATTTGAGTGAAGGTGAAGAACCTTTAGAGAGGATTAGAACAATTGCAGAACATGCAGAAAAGTTGTTAGGTATTGAAGGGTTTGCAGATAAATTCTACGACTATATGGGTAAAGGATGGTATTCACTATCTTCACCAGTATGGGCGAACTTCGGAAAGAAGAGAGGATTACCTGTAAGTTGTTTTGGTTCTAACATCGGAGATAATATTGAATCAATTTTGTATACACAAGCTGAAGTTGGTGAGATGAGTAAGATGGGCGGTGGTACCTCAGGATACTTCGGAAACATTCGTGGTCGTGGTGCTGAGATTACAGATAATGGACATGCACCTGGTGCGGTTCACTTTATGAACCTATTTCAGAGTGTTGTGGATAACATCTCTCAGGGCTCAACTCGTCGCGGTCGTTTTTCACCATATCTCCCTGTTGAACATCCAGATATTATGGAGTTCTTGGAGATTGGAACTGAAGGGTTCCCTATTCAGGACCTAACACATGCGGTCACGGTGACTGATGAGTTTATGGAAGATATGATTGCTGGTGACGATAAAAAACGAGCAATTTGGGCTAAGGTCATTCAAAGACGTGGTGAGATTGGTTATCCATATATCATGTTTGCTGACACAATGAACAAAAACACAGTAGACGTTTACAAAGACAATGACGCGAAGATTTACAACTCTAACCTATGTTCTGAGATTGCACTTCACAATTCTGAAGAAGAGTCATTTGTTTGTGTGTTGTCATCAATGAATGTTCTTCACTATGATGAGTGGAAAGACACAGATGCTGTTGAGATTATGACAATGTTCTTAGATGCGGTTGTTACTGAATTCTTAACTAAGATTGAGGACATCAGAGACAATGGAACTATCGAGGGTAAGAGAGGATTCTTCTATTTGGAGAAAGCTTACAACTTCGCTAAAAGACAAAGAGCGTTGGGTCTTGGAGTGTTAGGGTGGCATTCATTCCTACAGAAAAGAGGATTACCATTTGATACTCGTGAGACTGCAAGATTGAACGTTGAAGTGTTCAAACTAATCAAAGATAAGTCATACGCGGCATCTGAAGAATTAGCTAAGATGTTTGGTGAACCTGAATACTTGGAAGGTTACGGTAGAAGAAACGTTACGTTGAATGCAATTGCTCCAACAACATCTTCAGCGTTTATCTTAGGTCAGGTATCACAATCAATTGAACCAATTTGGTCTAACTGTTACGTTAAGGACGTTGCTAAGATGAAGGTAACTATTAAGAATCCAATTCTTAAAGAGTTGTTGAGTGAGATGGGTAAAGACACCAAAGAGGTGTGGAATAGTATCAAACAAAACGACGGTTCAGTTCAGCACTTGGACTTCTTAACTGATGACCAGAAAGATATCTTTAGAACTTTTGCTGAGATTAATCAATCGTCTATCATCAACCAAGCTGCGGTTCGTCAGTCTTATATTGACCAATCTCAGTCATTGAATTTGATGATTTCACCTGACATGCCGACAAAGGATGTAAACAAACTTCTTATCGACGCATGGCAGTTGGGAGTTAAAACATTATACTACCAACACTCAATGAACTCGGCTCAAGCTTTCTCAAGAAAGAAACTTAACTTGAACGACTTACAATGTGTGGCTTGTGAGGGTTAATTGTTAAAAAACACAATCATTTAATATAAAAGAGGACTTCGGTCCTCTTTTTTTTATAATTTAATCAGTTAAGATATTTATGAGATATGGCACAGGGCAAAACATACGGAGTTAACTTTCCATTTAGAGACAGTAGATATGGTAAATTTCTTTCATTATCGCAAGATGCGGATGAAGAAATAAGAACTGACCTATTGCATTTAATCTTAACACGAAAGGGTAGTAGGTATTATTTACCTGATTTTGGTACACGTATCTATGAATTTATATTTGAACCAATGGACGGTTTGAGTTTTGAGGCAATTAAGGCGGATATCCGTGATGCCGTCGACAAATATCTGCCAAATTTAATAATTAACGAAATTAGTATCACTCCTTATTTAGAAGATTTAGAAGCTCAAGGAGAAATAAATATGGACAATATAGGTGTTGGAGGGATTTATAGGGTTCCGGGAAGAGGAACTGAGGAATACACTGCGAAGGTTAGAATAGATTATACTATTACTGATAGCACTTTTGAGAGTAAAGATTTCATAATAATCAATATTTAATAGTATATGGCAGACAAGAGAATTTCATATACCGATAGAGACTTTGAAAGTCTAAGACAGGACTTAGTCAATTATACGAGACAGTATTACCCCGAACTTATTGATAACTTCAATGATGCGTCGGTGTTCTCTGTATTTATGGACCTTAATGCTGCAATTGGTGATAACTTACATTATCATATTGACCGTAGTATCCAAGAGACTGTTTTACAATATGCACAACAGAGGTCATCTATCTTTAACATCGCCAGAACTTATGGTCTTAAAATACCGGGTAACAGACCGTCCGTAGCCTTAGTTGATTTTTCAATTACAGTTCCTGCCTTTGGTGACCAAGAAGATACTCGTTATTTGGGAGTATTAAGAGCGGGGTCACAAGCCATTGGTGGTGGTCAGGTATTTGAGAATGTTGAGGACATCGACTTCTCATCACAATACAATTCAGATGGTTATCCAAACAGAACAAAGATACCAAACTTTGATTCAAACAATAACCTCATTAATTATACAATTACCAAAAGAGAGGTTGTGGTTAATGGGACAACTAAAGTTTTCAAAAAGGTTATTACACCAAATGAAGTAAGACCATTCTACGAGTTCTTCTTACCTGAAAAAAATGTATTGTCAATCACTTCTATTATTCAAAAGGATGGGGTGTCTTACCAATCAACTCCTTCATACAGTGACTTTATCAATTCACCTAACAAATGGTATGAGGTAGATTCATTAGCGGAGCCGAGAGTTTTTGTTGAAGACCCTTCAAAACCTTCTGACGAGCCAGGTATTAAGGTGGGTAGATATATTGAAACGGATAATAAGTTTATTACGGAATATACTCCTGAAGGGTTTATGAAGGTTCAATTCGGTGGTGCTACGGTAACACCTGATGAACAACTTGCTGAGTTTGCAAATACAGGTATTCCATTAAGAGTTCAGGATTATCAAAACAATATTGCATTAGGTAAGACGGTTAAGGCAAATACCACAATATTCGTAAAATATAGAGTTGGTGGTGGTTTATCCTCAAACGTTGGTGTAAACTCAATCACTCAGGTTGGTAATACTAACTTCTATGTGAATGGACCTTCTAACAATATTAACCAAAACGTTATCAACTCATTGAATGTTAGAAACGTAACCGCGGCTATTGGTGGTGCTAATCAACCATCAATTGAGGAAGTGAGAAACATGGTATCTTTCAACTTTGCGGCTCAGAACAGAGCGGTTACAGTAAATGATTACAATGCGTTGGTTAAGAGAATGCCGGGTAAGTATGGTGCACCTGCAAAGGTTGCAATTACCGAAAAAGACAATAAGATTAACATTGAAATATTATCTTATGATGAGTCAGGTAAGTTAACACAACAGGTTTCAAATACATTGAAACAAAATATTGCGAATTACTTATCCAACTATCGTATGATTAACGATTATATCTCAGTAAATGTTGCGAAGGTTATTGATTTGGAATACGACATATCTGTGGTATTAGAATCTTCAGAAAACCAAGGTCAAATTATTACGAGAATCATTGATGTTGTGAATAATGCGATGTCACCGGCTGTTAGAGATTTGGGTGAGAATGTTTATGTTTCAGAAATCCGTAGAGATATTCAAAATGTTGCGGGTGTTGTTTCATTAACATCTATTGATGTCTACAATAAGGTTGGTGGTCAATATTCTTCGTCAGAAACGTCACAATCATATTCAAACAGTTCAACACGTCAGATTCAACTTGTTGACGATACTATTTTTGCCGAACCTTCACAGGTTTATCAAGTTCGTTTCCCTGAGAAAGATATCAAGGTGAGAGTTAAGAACTTGAAAACTGTAAGTTTCTCGTAAGTTTATTTACATAGACACCTTATAAACTATTTTAAAATTGGATAAATGGCTATTTATCTGAAAAGAAATTTCCTATGCCAAAATCGTATAGATTAAAAACCAAAATCGGGGTAGACCAAAGTATTCGTGTCAATATTGAGCAAGATTTTGACTTTCTTGAGGTCTTATCGTTGAAACTTAGACAAGAAGATGTGTATACTCGTTTTTGTGCCGATTACGGTGTGGTAATTGGTAGGGTCGTAGCCAACGGTGGTTACGGTATTCCTAATGCGAATGTATCAGTGTTCGTTCCTGTGGAGGATATGGACTTAGAAGACCCTGTTATATCGGCTTTATACCCTTACAAAAGTCCTGAGGAGAAAAACGAGGATGGATTTAGATATAACCTCCTTCCTTATGTTCAAGAATATGGTGGGCACACACCAACGGGAACATTCCCAACACGCCAAGATGTTATCTCACGTCAAGAGGTATTAGAAATCTACGAAAAATACTATAAGTTCAGTGTAAAGACCAATGAGTCGGGTGACTTTATGATTGTTGGTGTTCCATTAGGTATGCAAAAGGTAGTCTTAGATTTGGACTTATCTAACATGGGATGTTTCTCATTGAGACCACAAGATTTAATTAGAATGAATCGTGGTGTTCAGGACCAATTTAACGGCACACAGTTTAAATCGTCATCAGACTTATCATCTTTACCTCAGATTATTAATCAGGTGAAAGATGTTGACGTGGCTTCGTTTTGGGGTCAAGAGGATTTGTGTAACATTGGTATTACTCGTGTTGATTTTGATTTAAGAGATTTGAATATTGAGATTGAGCCGACTGCGGTGTTTATGGGTTCTATATTCTCATCTGCTGATAATCAGATGTTGAGGAAAAATTGTAAGCCGAGAACCGAGCAGGGTGACCTTTGTGGTTTGGTTACAGGTCCGGGTGAGGTTTTGGCTATTCGTCAAACAATAGATGTTGATAGTAACGGTGACCCAATATTGGAACAATACTTTTTACCTAACGGAGGTAAGGTAATTGACAGTGATGGGACATTTGTAACAGAGGTTCCGATGAACTTGGATTATGTATATACCAATGAATATGGTGAGGAGGTCATTTCGAATGACCCAACGATTGGTATTCCGTCTAAAGCCAAATATCGATTCAAAGTAAAATATCAATCTGAAGAAAATGGACCACCTGTTATTGATAGTGTGTTTAACCCAATTAAAGGTGAGATTATTAGAGGTAATTTTGTGGTCCCACAAATTAGGGAGTATGGTTGGGATGGAACGGCATCCTCACCAGGTACTGACCCGAGCACTTTATCAAATACTACGACTGTGTCGTTAGTCTTTAATGACCCAAATGAAGTTGAGACGCAATTAATTACAATTCCTTCTAACGCAAGTGTTGAGGTATTGACAAGTCCCGATGCTGAGTTGATTGAAACTTATGTGAATGGTCAGTTAAGAACTGAAGCGTGGATTGATTTTCCAAATGGTGGGACATTGGAAATAAGAGTGACCAAGAGAAGCAACTTAGGAACTTTTACCCCTGTTAATTTGGATTATGTATTACACGATTATAGGTATTCACAGTTTCAAAAGAGTTATGCATTCTCATTAGATTGGAATGAGTATGCTGATAAAACTGCGGGTATTAATTGTGACGACTTCTTCTATGAGATGGTATATAACAAGGTATATACTACCGCACAGTTAATTGAGGAATATAGAAAAGGTTCCGGTAGAGCTCGTTTTATTGGTATTAAAGAGATATTAGACCGAGGTTGTGAGGGGGATACCAATAAGTTCCCAACGAATGATGG